GGTGGGCCTCCCGTGAGTCGAACACGGCACCAACGGATTATGAGTCGTTGACGCAGGGTCGCTATAGGCACGCATTACCCAGCAATTCAAAGATTTACGATACCCAGCCTCGCTTTAAACCCGCATTGTACAGCTATGCCGTTGACAGATTGTTGACAGCCACGACAGCGCATCTAAGACCTTGGGGCGCCGCCCCAATCCCCGCCGAGCGCCCTCGGTCGTCAGGGGGCTGGACAGGAAAACCAGTCCAGCCTCCTAACGACGAGCGTAATCATACCTGGCACGTCAAGGGAGCGCTGCGCTTCGTACTCACCCGTTCGTTTTTTTGACCAACACCCGTCAAAAAAGCCGCTGCGGCTTCCGTGCGACCCTTGACATGGCACAAGCCTAGGGCAGGAAAAGGCAACATTCAATATGAAAATTTATATCAAAGAGAATGAGCACTAGTAAAAAGTGGTTTCCAAGAAAACATCTTTCCTTTTGCATCTTGGCTTTGCCCATGACACCAAAAGAAAGGAACAGTAGACTTTGGCAAAGAATGAGCAAATGCAATTAATAACGCCATATTTCCCGCACCCAATGCACAATCTTGGATCCTACGCTCAGTCCAAGTTTTCCCCTTTCCTTCTTGATAGGCTCTAAACAATTGAGCTCCAACATGCCGACAGAAACTTATAGCCTCATCTCGACGGGTTCCCCATCGATTATCAAGAAAAGCTTGAGGAATTATATCTTGATCTGACGAACGTAATACGTCCTTGCCCTGCTCATCAAGTTCATATAAAGATCCTGCCGCCAAGTTAACACGACCTGAATCTGTTAACACTTCAATTAAATTTTCAGACACCAAATTGACTGATATCCCCAATTTTTTTATTGTTTGCTGTATTTTATAAATCCCAACATCAGTTGCTAGCGAAAAGAAAACGTGCGTTACAATTTCATTTAATTTTCCAGATTCGGTAAGTGGAGCGCATTTTTTATATCCTTCAACACCCATCAAACTACTGAAAAAATCACTAATTTCAATTCCCGTAAAAGCCCCATCTTCAAAAATGTAGATGTCAGACAAAGAATCGCCCTCAAGAAATTCTCGATATTCCAATACCTTATTTTCAACTATCAGATGTGATAGCTGCTTTCTTATCATCACAGCAATTGAATCAGCGCTTTTTCCATTTTCATAGCGGATAATGCAAATCTGCCTAAACTTTTCATCGCTCGAGTAATTTCTCTCAAAAGAACTCGTCATCTCTTGAGAAGAAATTATTTTGAAATTGCGCAATAGCCGCTCACCCACCCAGCGATACCGGCCATCACTAATTTTATCAAACTGATCTAGCCAGTGATCCAAATCCTTTTCGACAAGCGCATCATGTTGCCACTTGTGCATTTCCCTTACTACTGCTGAACGCCAATCCAGCTTCCATTCCTTTAACCGAAGTTCCAGCAAATCATCTGCTAGATGCTTGAAGGTAGAGCAAGTTACAAACTCAGCATGTTTCACCCAAGTTATTTGGCGCTTTAAATCAATTCCAAAATCGTCTACTACAATATAGCGAACATTATCGGGGCTGTCCGTAAGTGCAAATTCGCGTGAGAGTTTTTTAAGGGCAGCATTTGCATGTCCCAAACTATTAACATATTGATCTTCCACTTCAATGAGGAATATGCAATCGCTAGTTCGCCAATCGTTGATCGCAAATTTATCGAGTAATTTCTCTAGCGATGCAACTCGCTTTTTCGGCAGCACCAAAGCGAGAACGGTTCCGTCTTTAGCGGCGATTCGTTTTATTAATTGCATCGAGGAGAATTCCTGCTGGAATTGCTAATTGTCTGATTTGCTCTGCCGTCATCGAATCGATAGAATCTTTAATAGCCGCTCTTAGAATATCGTCAGAAAGTGGAATTTGCTGGGATGTAGATGTTTTGTCAGAGCGTGATTTTATCGTAGGCTTATCGGGCGAAATGGAACTTTTCTGTTCTATCGAAACGATTTGAGAAGTGTTGGCGGTGTTAGCCAAATCAAATGTATAGACGTTATCTATACCTTGTCGGCCAGTTATTTTCAAAATTTCAGAAAAATTCTTCTCAACAAAATTTCTAACTGAACCATAATTGCTTCTTATATTCTCATCCGGAAACTGCTTCTTTACTATATCACCTAGCTTAGCTCCCAATATCGTAGGTGAATTCTTTGCCTCTTCAAGAAATAACTGACTCAAAAGCGCAATATTCTCGGAACTAAACATTAGCATAAGCCTTTCAAAATTATAGTTAAAAAAAACCCTGAACGATTTCTCATTCAGGGAATTTTCTATCGGCGAGAGTATCTATGGATTCTAGCCGCGATGTTTGGTTAGTAGCACTTAATTAGAGCGCACTCGAAGTACCCAAGAACCTAGAAATTGAGCACTGTCCGCAGAGTCAGAGAGGTCCGTTCTGCATCGTAATGAATACCTGGTCAGAGCTATCGAAGTAATCCGACGACACTAACAAAATATTTCCCCTAAAGCTATAGGCCACGGCCACCAAGATTTTCTTGAAAAAGAAATATGGATCGATCGCATCACTTCTCGCGAACCATGCCTTTTAGCTTCATCACCACAACTCCATCATAGCATAGCCAATCCACCTAGTGCCACACAACACGTCGGACAGATCGAAATTTTCGACCCTTGTCAACACATATGTGACGCCAACGAACAATTGTCACGTTCTACAGCAGACTATGGGCTAATCTTGGATCTGAACAGCTAAGACTAACACCAGATCGGTGTTGAAGTTCGCAGTTGACGGCACGGCCCAGCTCCGGGGGAAACGCTTGGCCCCTGCTTGAAGCAACAGACTTGTTTCTGCTCAGCCCACCGCGCATCTAAGACCTTGGGGCGCCGCCCCAATCCCCGCCGAGCGCCCTCGGTCGTCAGTGGCCTGGACAGGAAACCAGTCCAGCCTCCTAACGACAAGCGTAATCATATCTGGCACGTCAAGGGAGCGCTGAGCTTCGTACTCACCCGTTCGTTTTTTTGACCAACACCCGTCAAAAGAGCCGCTGCTGCTTCCGTGCGACCCTTGACTTGATCTAAGTCTACGCGCTGCACGCAAAGAGCACCTATGGGGTGAGCTGCTGACCTACCTCGGTCAGCGCTGGCAAGATATAGCCGTCCTTGCCAATCGTTACTCGCCAATCCTTCCCAGTCTCTTCCAGCCGCTGATTTATCCAGTCGACGGGAACCTGCTCTATGCCCGCGTTGATGTAGGGCGCATCGCCAGGAAACCTCGTCATATACTCCATGCGAAATGTCCTGAGCGCTTCAATACGTGCGTCATACTCTGGGTTGTTCGCCCCAGATCCTCCGCGACCAAAGCCCCACAGATAGGTTTCGAAACCCACCCGCTCGGTAGGGCCGCGCGCACCTCGTCCACCTCGACCGTCAGCTGTGGGACAACTGCCGCCATCCCCACCAATGATTAGACCGTCATCCCCATTGACAACGCCGCCTCCACCTTTTCCACCTGTTCCGGCAACGCCCCCATCACCGCCTCGTCCACCAATAATCACCCCCCTATTTCCATTGATTGTTCCGCTACCACCTTCCCCGCCCACACCTGCTGGGCTTTTGTTTAGGTTGCCAGCGACCCATTCTTCATGACCATCTTTCCATGCCCGCAATCGTTCAACAGAGAAATCAATTCCTTGATTTTTGTCGATCATGTCGGCGCAATTACCGCAAAGGAAAATGCCATTTGAGATGGACTTTCGCTCCAGTTCGGTCATTGATGCATCAAAGCGAGGTCCGTTGCTTGCGGCAGCGCAAATATGAGCAGCCTTACCAATGTAAAGGAATTTCTCAGGATCATCAGCTGAGGGCGCAATCGTCAGTTTTCTACAGTCCGGGTTCGAGCAGATAAACGCTGCGCGTTTGCCCAACACATCTATCACTGGTTTCAGAAAATCATCACGAGACATGTTTTTCATAATCCTCATCTTGAGTTACGACGTTTTAGAGTTGAACAATAAAATTGGGATCGAATTGTGCGTTTTCCGCTGTCCGTCCAAGCGTCGGATACCCGCATGGATTGCATACCACTCGACACTTTCCGACTTGGTAATCGCAGGAGTCATGCACATGCCCATGAACCCATAAATCAGCCTGAACCACCAACTCCTCCAGACTTGAAGCGTAGGCTGCGGAAAGCGGATCTGTAGCATAGCGGACAGGCACCGAACGAATGGAGGGCGCCATGTGAGTCACAACAACAGTCTTTCCATCGAACGACTCCGCAAGCTTCTTTGCCAACCAGGCACGTTGCGTTAAGTGGAACTGGACAGTGTCCCCAGCGCGTAATTTCCGGTACCCCTTTTTAGCTAACCGGATTCGCTTGTAGTCATTCAATCCGGACTCTGCCTCCATGAAGCAGTAGCGACGCTGATCGTCACCAAACAAACAAAAATCCGTCCACATTACGGCGCCGAGAAAGCGAACCCCATCAAGCCTAACTTCCCTACAATTCAAAAAAGTGACGTGCCCACTGGCGGCACAAGCTGCCTCAATATGATCCTGGACATCGTCAAGACTCCCCCCATACGCTTCATGGTTTCCCGGTACATAGAGCACAGGCAGGCCCGCAAACGCTTCGCTGGCCCAGCCAACAGCTTTAGCCCCCGTATGGATGTCACCAGCCAGGATTACCACGTCAGGTAGGCTGTCGAGCGGATTGATTCTTGGAGCCTGCCCATGCCAGAGCTCATGGTGTAAATCGGAAAGGACAAGTAGGCGCATCCCAGCAATCTTTCATCAATTTTACTCTTGAATCTGAACAGCTAAAACTAACACCAGATCGGTGTTGGAATTGGCAGTCGAGGGCACCGCCCAGCTCTTGGGGAGGAACGATAAGCCCGTGCTTGAAGCAACTGACTTGTTGCTGCTCAGACCACCGATGATCAGAATTTCGCCGTCGTTCATTGTGAGCGACGTCTGGATTTGCCGATTGCTCAGAGTTGGCGAGGACGTAACGCCTGTAGTGGTAGCGCTAAAGCTCGACACTTGGCCGTCAACACTAAGGTTTATTTTCCCAGATCCCAGCACTCGCGGCGTAACATTCAAAACCACTCCAGATTGTTGATAGGCGACCTGCTGCAGTGGATTGCCATTCTTGTCCAGCGTGGTCGACGCGATGGTGGGCACCTTGTCGCCGAAATTAACAGCAGTTTTTTCATAATCGTCGACAAGGGCCGTAGGGTTGGCAACCTGTTTAAACCTGCCATCCGATGCTATGGCATCCAGCACTACCTGAAAGTTATTTCCTTTCAGGGATAAAGCGGATCCAGACGAATCGCCAAGTCGAATGCCCAACTTCGCACCAAGCAAATCGGCGACCACGGATATGCCAAGACCGGCTGCGTCTTGAGAACTCACTTCGACAAACGTCGCCGAAATCTTAATCTTATGCGGCGCAACATCTATCGCCTTCGCAAGCAACGACGCCTTCTTCAGCTTTTCAGCAGGAGCGTTCAGGACGACGAGCCCACCCGCTACCGACGCAGGTTTAGCCTGAAATGCAGCATTCACCACATCCGACACAAAAGCGGCATTGCGATTTATTGGCCGGTAAACCTCGGTTTCAAAATCTTCCTCCGCCTTCGACTTGGCCAACATTGCGGCATCATCCATCTGGCGGAGCTCATCACGTTGGTCTGCCTTTCCGCGATCCCCCACAATCCCCACCGGCCCCGACAAGGCCAGCGAACGTCGGGCCGAGACTGTATCTTCTTTTATGCCCAGGTAGTAAATTCCGTCACGCTGAACGCTCGTAATCCCTTGTGCGGACAGTACACCCTCGACAAATTTAGGAAGCGCCTCTGCCGAGATACTCTTAACAGACACGGCTATGGTCTTGTCCATTGCCAGCAGCTCGGGACTGATCACATAGTCCCGCTTCATCATTTCTTTATACGTCGCCTGAGCAAATGCCACAACTGACAGGGACTTAAAATTGAGAACGAGCGTCTCCGCATGGAGAGCAATCGGCAACGTGAGCGCAAATATTGCGCACAATTTTTTCATTTCATGTTCTCCCTGCACTGCGGCGGCTCAGAGGCGATGACGCCACCTTTAGTTATGCTGAAACAATACGGCCCTTGGACGTAATAGCCAGCCACCTGCTGAGCAGCAGGCAATTGAACCGGCGTAGCAGCGGGCGGAACAGAACCGCCACCACCTTTCTGGGAAGCGCCAAGCCCCTTGCCAGCCATGCCCTGCGATAACGTTGTGTAGGCCCTAGGAACAGCCACAACAGCAAGCGCAATGCCAATGGGGAAGGCGAGAAGCCACTTGGGCAGCGCAAATTTTTGCTTCGTATGGATTTCTGCGCTCTTGTACCACTTGAACGCCTTCTTCGGGTAGGACCAGTATCGCGTTACCGCCGTCGCCATCCCCGCAAGACTGTCGGAGCATGCATCCCATTCGTACACCATAGCGCGTTGACCACCGAACAGCCTTCGATAATGCTGATGCTTACCGACGAGCGCACGTACAGACCCATCAATCAGCTTGGGATGCTGAGTAGTGATCCATATATCAAAGCCACGATGGCGGTGTGTATTGAGCCATGCCACATGAGCGGGAGCAATTGACGCTGACGACCGCGGCGGAAAGCAGCCTTGCGCCTCATCGATAATGACCAGGGAACCATCAGGCATCTCATCCCAATCAGGAACGAGCATAGGCGCCCCCGCCTTCGCAACCTGTACAGACTTCAGCGGCATGATGGCGTGAGGTAGCGCCAAGTCAGGAACTCCAGAAACAAATATTGGCCGTGCCTCTTCAGGGTGAGCAGCCCACCGATCAACCAGCGCGGCAAGCTTTTCGACCATGGAAAGAGTCTTTCCTGATCCAGGAACCCCAGTGTTCAAATCGATCATGATTAGCTCTTAAGTACATACTTCGCGGCGCCCACAGATGCCCACATAGCGACTCTGGCCATATAAGCACCGAAGATCATGCCCATCACCTGGGGAATACCGGAAAGTGCGGCAAGTTGAAGAACTGCTGATGGCATCGCCGACCAATTGCTTTGTGCGCTGGAGACCAGCGACGACACCAAGGCAGTGACGCCGGTATATGTAACTGCCGTGAAACCTAGTGCCACGATTGCACGCAGCACCAGAGGGCCGATAAGGCCCATCAGAAACGTAGCTATATTCAGCATGACAAGCTCCCATGATTCATGATCGCAACCCCTGCGCGAAAATAAGAGCTGCCGCCGCCGCGCCACATGCCAAGAAGATCGGGGATAGCGTCGTCATTAGATCGCACGTGGATTGATACTTGAGATCGTAGGTCTTGCCGAACATAGTGAAAGAGATAGGCGCAGGGCATCCAGTAGGGGCAGCAAATACCGTAGGAATAAAAGTCGCCGGCACATTGATCTTCTCCACGGTCGGCGACTCAGGCAGCGTGTAGTCATATCCGGGTATCGGGCCGGGCTCACCTGGCTTTATCACCGGATCAAGAGGGTTTTGGACTGTAGCAGGATCAGGGAACCCGATTGGGTTCGCCAGATCGCCAACCTTAGGCACCTGCCCTGTCGCAGCACGGATTGCCTCGATCATTTGAGCAGTCATAGGATTGTTGACTGTATCGTTGTACGCCTTCGTTCCGTTGACCGCAGCATCATCTTGCAAGACTTTGTTGATGATGTCGGCCATCTGCTGGGCGGGGATCACTTTTTCCTTCATATCCGCAGGCATGTCCTTCATCGCCTCAGGTACGGACACGGTTTTGGGCGGCTTTGCAGCAATCGGAACTGTGTAGTCAATCACCGCTCCGGGTGGCGTTTCAGCATAACCATACACAACAGCGGTTCGCGTGGTCCCGCCACCATTCCAAGCAGAATCGAGTGCTACGGTATACGTTGAGCCAGTGCCGTTCGGGGAAGTGCTACCGATACGGAGATTGCTGTATGTGACGCCTGGCGTGCTACAAGTGTAGGTGCCGCACTCACCGTACATAATCACCGCTCGACCAACGGTTAGAGGATCGCTCCCCTCCACTTGCTTGCCATTGTATGTCGCGCTGCGGAACGTCACTTCACTTGGATTGCCGCCGCCAGAACCAGGGGCCGAATCAGCGGGAGGCGTGTACGTCACCGTCCCATCAGAGTTGCGTATCCAGTCTATCGCGGCAGGCAACAGCAAACCGGCTAGCAGGCCATACGGACCGAGCCCAGACAAAATACGACTGGCACCGGCAGTGGCACCGCGTGACGCCATAGCGGAAAGAATCTCCCGCCCCACAAAGGTTGAAATTGGCGGCATCACCAGCGCCTGCGCCGTGCTGACAAAAAGATAGACTTGGATGGATAAAAGCGCAAAAAGTTTCTTTACAAAATTCATGATGGTTCACCTCGCGACCAGTCCAGATATTTACGGATTGCATTGAGGGCATAGACCGCCGCCCAGCACGCCAATACGGCGGCCATGACTATCTCTGCTGCATCTACGTAATCGGATTGGGTACAACCGGGGAAAGCAATCGCCTGGCTGACATACGCAATGCTGGAGGCACTGCCATCAATAGGCGTTGAGGATATTTGTAGATTCAGTGAGCCGGTCGAAGGATCGGCAGAGGTGCATGTAACTGTGCGCACAACTGCACCGTCAGCCACAATGGAACTGATCGGTGCATATGCCGCGCAAGCGGCACCCCCTGCATCCACGACGGTCGCGTAACAGGAAGCGCCGACTTGGTAGCTCATCGCATTAAGCGCCCGCTTTACGCTTGATGAAAGCGTAAACCTTGCTGATGCCGAACAGCGCCACGGACAGGCTCACCAGGCCGCCGATAACGGACAGCAGAGCAGTCTGCGCATCGGTGATGCCCTGCGTCGTGGCGGTAACGTCGATGGCGGCACTTGCAGCATTTGCGGCACCAACGGAGACCAGAGCGACGACGGTCAACAGACCCTTTTGAATATTGCTTTTCATATACAACCCCTATTACGAATGCCGGAAACCCGTCCGGCGCGGTACCACAAAAAAATTAATGCAGAACTTCGACAATGAAATAGCCTTCGTGGCAGTTCAACGCGGCGGTGTCGGCCGCCTCGCTGTAAGCATCAAACCGGCCTGCTTCATGCGCCCAAGGAGTGAATCCAACATCACCGTCCACTGGCATCAAAAACAATGCACTCTCCTTGTCCTGCACGATGAATTTGACCTCGCGCTTATGCGCCCACATTTTTGCCACCAGGGGCAGCAGTCTTTACTGCGTCAACTGGTCGCAGCGAATGGATAACGGTCTTTTGCGTTTTCCCGTTGGTGACAATCTCAATTTCCGCAAGTGCCATAAATGGCAACGAGCCAGCGAGGTGTTTGTATTTCTGGTATTCCTCCGCCTTACCGAGGCCGTACTCTGCGGTGGCCGTACCCATCGCGGTATCCTTACTGGTGTCGAGTTCGGTCTCGACAAACACCTTCGTGCTATCAAACGCCTGACCGTTGTCCATCGTGCCCTTGGAGAACTTCATGCCGGTGACTTTGATCGTGGAGGTAAATTTCATGTTGAGTTCCTATCTATAAGCGGCCTACGCAAAACCGTTTTCCCCATTGAGGCCAAAACATGGGACGGTCGTAATAAATTTCATCCAAGATGGAATCGCAGCGGGTTCTTGCTTATGCACTGGCACCGGGCCAGACGTAGCGTCACTGGTCAGCGGCTTCATGCGCTTAGGCCAGTAGTCCACACTGTCGTTGCACACCAGATCGAGCGCCTCCTTATCACCGTAGAGCTCACGGAATACGCGGAGATATTTTCCAAATTGGTGTTTGGTGACTTCGATGCATGCGGCCATAGTGATCTGGGCCGTCTTCTGCTTAACTTCCATTCTTCGCGGTGTATCCACCTGGGCAAATTCCACAAAGCACGGATACGCTCCGCAAAAATACTGCGACGGGTTCAGCAAAACTTCGGGCAAGATAATCATGCTGGTGTTCTTGAACTCGACCTCGCACCGGCACCAGGCACTCTCTTTGTCGCCTTCCTTCTTGCCCTTCTCATAGAATCGACAGAACTTACTGGACGTGCGCTGACCAATGGTCAAAGTACGCCCCTTGCCGCTGGGGCGGTTCCAGTTGCCAAGCTGCTGTATTTCTGGCGGACGGCCACCTTTCTTGAAGCTGTAGCCGCCATCCCACCATTGCTTTTCAGCCCAATCCACCGACAGCCGATCCCCGGAAAAGTCATCGTGAGCAAGATCAATTCGCGAGATCGAAGGACGCATCGCCACCTTCGTGAGGAAGTTGAACAACCGCCCTTCCCATCCCGCTATGGCGTTCTGGCAGCCTTGGCCGCTAAGGGTGACAAGCATCGTCGAGCGCTGACCACCAAAGCAGACGAACCCCATGTCATCACCCAGCACCCACGACTCCCGATAGAAGTTCATACCCCGGTCACGTTTGGACGTAATACCGAAGCCAAAGATACTTTCGAACTGACGGCTGGCTTCTTCGATGATTTGATCGTCTGCAACCAGAATCTGACGGGCAGTCTTAAAGAACGTGTCCTCCAGAACAGTGAAATTGATCCAGTCAATAATGCAGACTTGCCCTTCCGCTGGACGACGGACCATCACGGTTTTCGTTTTGCCGGAATCAGTCATGACCAACGACACTTCGCCAAGATGTTCTTCCGAAACCAAAGACCATTTTTCTGAAATGTCGTCCTCGTCGGCGCCAACTAAGTTTTCCCCCATGTTATTAATGGGGCGATCATCTGGCGCCGTTACCTGCGCTTTTTGCGGCACTAACCGGGCATTTCCGGCAGTCGCGGCGACACCCGGCGCCGGCGCTAGCGCGCTGTCGACGTGGTCGCCGCCATTGCCAAGCGACTTGCCGATGCCAAAAATCTTCACTTTCACAGATCGCGCGATGGACGATCCGCCCGATGCAGCAACATAGGCTTCTGCAGGTGTATTAATTTTCTTCATGCGATTTCAGATTGCTGCCTGGGACATGTTTAGGGCTGAGATTGGAGTCGAAGACGGAGTTGATTTCCAAGCAAAACTTCTCAATAACTACGATTCGTTCTTCATCGTTCAGCTTCACGAATTGATCGACAAACATCTTGGTGAGGGTCGCGCAGACAAGCACGTTGGGCGAGTGAAGGAGGCTCATTTGAACTCAGCATCCAAGGCGCGTTTCCGCACGAGCTCAACATTCACAAAAACGCGCTTGCCGATCTTCATGATTGGCCAATAGCCGCGATCCGCCTGCGCGATGAAGACCGACGCAGGCAAGCCAATGGCAGCAGCGAACGACTCACGTGTCATGAGTGGCACGGCGAGTTGCATCGGCGCAAGCTGGTCAAATTTCGGAATGTCGCCCATAATTGAATCCATAAGTTTCTGTTGGCGGTAATATTTACCGCTTTGTCGAACAATAATACCTATCTAGGTTGATGTCAAGCATGGAAAATTCTCCTGAGCATAAAAAAATTGGGCACCTGGGCGACCGTCTCCGTGCAGTCGTGCAGCTGACACTGACCCAATCCAGGCGTTTTAAGGAGCTGGAGGAGCTCTCACAAATTCCGGCTACCCACTGGCGAAACTTCTTCAGCGGCAAGCAGCGCCCGACCGTCGAAATGATTGAATTCGCATCGAAGCAGTGGCCAGAGCACGCTTTCTGGCTAGCGACAGGCATCGACGACACCGAACGCGGGCATATCGATCCCTATGGGCCGCCTGACACGGGTACCAACTTGGATGCCATCTACATGGAGCGGCGTGCTGCCGCACGTGTCTTCAGAGCGGCAATAGATCGGGCGGACTATATCGAGGCTCGTCTGCAGGAAGACCCTCATTTCGAGCAGGACGACCAAGTAGTTAAACTTGAATCGCTGCTCGTTCAGCTCAGGCGCTTACGGGACGAAGAAGAACGTACGATGAATGAATTGGAAAAGAATGGCGATCAAGAAAACTGAAACTGGCTGGCTCGTAGACGCGCAACCAGCCGGACGTGGCGGCAAGCGCTTTAGGAAATCGTTCAAAACTCAGGCGGAAGCGAAGGCGTGGGAAGCATGGCTTAAAACGCAAATAAACCAAAAGGCGGAGTGGGCTCCCGATAAGCGAGACATCAGGAAAATTACCGACCTAGTCGATACCTGGTTCCAACATCACGGAGTCGGCCTGCGGTCTGGGAAGGACACTTACGCTCGGCTGAAAGCAATGATGGCGGCAATGGGAAATCCAACGGTTGAGAACTTCGATGTCAGTATGTTTGCGGAGTACCGCACGAAGCGTCTAAGCGTAGGTATTTCTGCCAACAACCTGAACCGCGAGCATGCCTATTTGCGATCGGTGTTTAACGAATTAGAAAGGCTGGGATTCTGGACAAAAGAAAACCCGCTTGCGAAGCTTCGACAATTCAAGATCACGGAAACAGAGCTCTCTTACCTGACGCTGCCACAAGTGACACACCTTCTCGACGCGATCAGCAAAGGCCGCAACAAGCATGCGCTGCTAGTGACCAAGATATGCCTGGCAACCGGTGCCCGATGGAGCGAAGCGGAGGAACTGCGGCTTTCGCAAATCCACACCGGACTCATCCAGTACGCAAGAACTAAGTCTGGCAAGGTTCGATCAGTACCAATTCAATCCGAGCTGGAGACAGAATTGCGGGAGCACCATAAAACACACGGCGAAGGGGAAAGAGTCTTTGGGTATGCGTTCTCAGCGTTCCGAGAAGCAATTGAACGGTCAGAGATTGTACTGCCCGACGGACAGCTCACACATGCGCTCCGACACACATTTGCCAGCCACTTCATGATGAACGGCGGCAACATCATCACGCTCCAGCGCATACTGGGGCACTCCAGCTTGACGATGACCATGCGTTACGCACACCTAGCGCCGGAGCATTTGCAAGAGGCCAAGAACCTCAATCCGTTAGCGCTGTTGACACTCGGTTGACAGTAGAAAAGAACAAGGACTTAGGTTCGCACCTAAGTCCTTGTTTTTATT